GAACCATCACAGAACAGATGAGGATTGACAAGGATGGTAATGTAGGAATAGGGACTACTAGCCCTGCTGCTCAGTTACACGTAGAGCAAGACGATGGAGCAGTTCACGGATTGAAGGTCTACAGAAATGATTCATCTACATCTACATCGTTGGCCTATTTCCACGATGACAGCGTTTATGTCGATAATGCCACACTACACGTGAAGAATGACAGAGCCGACCAGTATGGGTATGCGGCTCTGTTAGAGGGAAGAGTAGGTATTGGCATTACCGGGAACATGGTAACTCAACCAGACCAAGTATTGCACGTTGAAGGTAGCATTCTAGTTGATGCGTTCAATCAAGGTAAAACAACACTAGCCTCCAACTATTCAGATGGTGCTACATCACTTGTTCTCACAGATTCAAGCACCTTCAATGAGAAGGGGACGGGAACGATTAATGGAGTAGAGTTCAATTGGACAGCAGTAGACCATAGCACCAACACATTAACCGTTCCAGACCTTGATGCTAACTATACTGCTGGCGTGACTGTTGCTGCCGATACAGGTTTATTCTTCAGGGAAGGATTTGAAAATGATATTCAACCTAGTATTACTATCTATGATAATGCTAATAGCGGTGTCTCAAGAGATGACCTTTCGATTAATGCATACTCTGCAATCAGAATGCAATTGAACGATTCGGCGGAACTGAAACTTACTGATGACAAACTAAGTCTAACACCCGGCAATGAAGATGTCGCCTCGTTTGTATTCAGAAACAGAAATGACTTGGGTATGTTTGAAAGTGGATACAATCTACAACTCGCTTCACCAGAAAATGTCTACATTCAAATAGACAGCAACAACAACAATACCGACACTAAGGCTTTCATCGTTCAGAAAAACGCAAGTGGTGTTGGTGGAGGAACGGAACTATTCCGTGTACATGAAAACGGCAAGGTCGGAATAGGAGAGGACGACCCCGGAAGCCTGTTGGAAATCCGAGGGGCTACGACCATTGGTACTACTACTGGTCACGTAATGCTGACAGGAGACAGTGCCACCAACGGACAAGGGCCACAAATCGTCTTCTCAGAAAGCGGTAGTGGGAGCAGTTTCGCAGGTGCCTATATCGGTCATGTAAGGACAGGTAGTAACAGTATGGGTGACTTAGTCTTCGCCACTAGACAATCGTCAGGAGACGCTAACACAGTCCCAACGGAAGTGATGCGCTTAAAGGGAGGAACCAGTCCTGAGATAACGACAGCCGCCAACATCACTTCTACAAGTGCCAACAATTACAATCTATACTGGCCCTTGTATTTCCAAAGGGATAATCTAGGAACGAGCAACATAGACCTGAGACTACCCAACGGTGGTTCCGGTACTACCGCTATCAATCAATTCGCCATGCCAAGAGCAGGTAAAGTGATGGCTTTCACCATATATTACTATGGAGGCACAATCAGCACTAGTGGCTCAGATACCGACACATGGAGAATCAGAAGGCTACATAGCGGTGGGACAGAAGTGACTGAGGACACTGTGGTAGCCATGGATACTACCGTAGCAAGTGCTAACGCAAACAATCGAAATGTGACTGTTGAATTGTCTACTCCCATGGCTTTTAACGCGAACGAATCAATAGCATTCAAGAGAGGTGCTAATTCAGGGCATTCAATACATGAAGTGTCTGGTGTATTATGGATTCACTTTGACGCATAGGTGATAGAATGATTAGTTGGGATGAATTAAGAGGAAAGAGAGACAGCGAACTATTGAATATGGACAAGTATCAACTGGTGATACCGTACTCACTATTGACAGATTTACAGAAGGAAGAATTGGCTACATACAGACAAGCACTTCTCGACCTGCCCAATGACTACGATACTCCCGAAGAGGCAGAGGAAAACTTCCCAGAGCCACCATCATGGTTAGATTAACTCGCAATCCCACCAACGAAAGCGATTCAGTTTGACCTTCTTCAACGGTAAATTCAATCTGCAACCCCATTGTAAATTAATTTTCTAGATGACCGTTTTTACCTACCCTAGAGGGAATGCTTTCTAGCCCACTCCATGGCAAGGTAGTCCAACCTTCCCAACCACGACATTAGACCGCTTGCAAGGACTACTAGGTAGGGAATGTAGAAACCCAAAGGCACTTCAATCCTGAAATTATCCAAAAGTCCCATATCCAAAATTTCAATCATTGGTCTTCACTCCTGAAATACTTGGCTAGTTCCTTGAATTCATTCACTAGAAGAAACGTGGCGCAGAAAAAAAAGAATCCCATCAGAATATAGACGGGAAGAAAGGGGCTATACTCCAAAATGTTTCACTCCGTCTGCGCCTTCCAATAGTCCCAGTCCCAATCCGGATGCCTTTTCATCAACTCAGCCAGAGTGTTGGTCATGGTGTATTTTCTACACCGGCTTTTTAATTTAACTTTTTTGCTGAAAGGGAGGAAAATGACTCATAGAAAATGAATAGTAAACTACTACCACGATTCTGGAGAGAACAGTTTGAGCGAACAATTTGTCATTTTTCTTGTGGAAACCCCCCTCTACCCCGGACTAAGTGCGACCCGTACCGAGGCTTGAGTTCTTATCTGATGAATCAACCCATATGTGTCTGCATTCCCTGCATTGCCACATGTGGATTCTCTTACCTTTATCTCCTCCGTTAAGATATTTACCTGTAATACGATATGGTATATGTTTATTCCCGCAACTCCTGCATTTCACGTTTAGTTTCTCAAGAAGACGCCCCATTCTCGTTACCCCTCTTCGCTATGATGTCATCTATCTTGAGGATAGCAGTGGTTACTTCAGTGGCGCTGAGCATGGCTTGCTTTACCAACTCAAAAGGCTCGTAGACGTTCTGCTCTAACATGTCCGTTATACCACCCATTTCTACGTCGGGGCCGAAATGAAGATTACCCTCTGATACTGCGTGCCTTAGGTTCAGCAAGCAGTCCAATGGGTCATGTCCTGCATTCTCCACTATCGTGGCAGGTATGACTTCAAGAGAGTCAGCAAATGCTAGGATTGCCATCTGGGAGCGTCCCTCTATGCTAGCCGCTTCCTGTCTCAAGTGAGAGGCCATTGCTACGTATGTGCTTCCGCCACCTGCTAGCACTGGGCTTCCGTTGTAAACTAGGCTGACTACACCAAGCGCGTCATCGAATCCTCTCTCTATCTCATCCAGCACTGCGTAAGTGGCACCTCTCAGAATGAGAGTAGACTGGCACTTGCTCTTGTTCCTTGCAGTGTCGTGAACGAACATGTACTCGATATCGTGGTATCTCCTGATTTCCACTTCCGCTGCTTCTATCTTGTCGATGTCCGCAGGAGTTTGCGCTATGCCGATTCTGAGAGTGCTGGACAGAGCGTTCATCACGCTCTCCTGAACCCTCTTCACTACAGCGATGTTGTGCTTCCTCAGATAGGTGGTAAGGGCATCATCTACGTTGTCCCTGACGAATAGGTATCCTCCTCTAGGCATTAGATTAGTCAGCATCTCGCCGTTCTTCTGGAGGTCATCGTGCTTGGTGTTCTTGTAGGCTGAGTAGTTCTCCACGCTTGCGAATTGTAGTTGCACGTTATCGTCATTCTTTAGTTTCTCAAGACCGCTGTTCACTAGCACGCAATCTACCTTTTCGTCGTTGAGTCCCATCAGACTCTGCTCGACTTCCAAGACTGGTGTCCTATTGACTACTGTACCATCGAACAGTTGCGAGTCTGTTATGCTACCTCCCGGTAGGCAGAGCACTCTTACTTTCTCCGCATCGCCCGCTTTCTTCACAGCCTGTACGCAGAGTTTCGCTACGCTTTCCTCCGCTGTTTCCAAGGTCTTACCAGTAACCGCTGTTCTTGCTATGCTCACCAGTAAGTCGTCGTCCATCTCTTCATCACCCTTAGTCAAAGGTAGTTCTTCCCTCAGGTACTCTATAGCCATCCTCGCTGCTTGGTTGTAACCCTTGCAGACGATGTTGGGATGTACTCCCTTCTGGAATAATCCTTCCGAGTTTGCTAGTAACTCACCTGCCAATACTATGGTGCTAGTCGTACCATCGTAGCAGATGCTTTCCTGAGTTTTCGCTATATCCACAATCATCTTGGAGCCCGGATGACCTACATCCAACTCCTTGACTATGGTCGCGCCATCGTTCGTTACTATCGCATCACCACCAGCGTCCACCATCATCTTGTCTCTACCCATAGGGCCTAGTGTGCTCTTGACGGTATTCACTATCAGGCGTGCTGCTCTTATGTTGTTATGCAACGGGTCCAAATTATCATCTTTCATTTCTATTTCCACTCCACTTCTATTTCTATTATCTCGCCACTCTCAAGAGAGCGTGACTTGACTATCCCGTTTTCTTGACCGTACTTGTACAGGTCAAAGGTCAACTGAGCATCCTTCAAACAATAGGATGCAACCTCCTCAAACTTACCCTCCCTCCAAGCAATTGGTGCTTCTTCGCTCTTCATGCTCTTCTCGTTAGAGAGGGTGTATTTAGTGAGTAAATCCAGATTGGTAGCAACTCTACCAGCAGAGAACAGGGATGCCTTTTGTACCAAGTTCTTGGTGTCTATGACTTGGTCATTGAATTTGAATAGCGCTTCACCCGCTGCCCAGCAATCCAGAGAGTCCTTCAATACAGGTAGGTCGAAGCCTAGGATGTTGTGGCCTAGTAGTTTACCACCTTCACCTAGATGCTTTTCTATATGGTCGCCCAATACGCGAGGATGCAAATCATGCACGGTCGCTCCTTCGATGTCGATGTCCTCCTTAGTGAAGATGTGTGCGTTGTTTCCATCCCACGTAGCAACCACTGATGGCTCAAAGAGAGCCTTGTTCTCCCAGCCTCCAATCTCCCAAGAGAAGTTAGCAGTCTCTATGTCTAATGCCATTATGTCTGTCATTCTACATCCTCCTTCAATTTCAAGAAAACCACTCTACCATCCTTCGATTGTTGGAATATCGCATTAGCCCATTTGTCGAAGTTGTTGTACGCGCTACCCCTTGAGCAGTCGTTCTGTGTCTCGTATACCTTGAGAACCTTACTCTTCATTGCCCAGCCATCACCCTTGTTACCAAGGTCAACAGGGTCTACTTGCTGGAAGGCAAGCAACCACTTGTTCTTCTGTGCAGCCTTCTCAGCGACCTTTGGTCCTATGTCTACCTCTTCTTCTAACCATAGGATTAGATTCTTGAACAGGTCGTACAGTATCTCCTTAGCCATGTCTATGTGTTCACCCGTGACTACCCATGACCTCTCCATGATGGCCATGTGAGTTGCGAAGACCACGGTGTTGTTCTCCATTGCTGGTACGAAGGACGAGATGACATCTGATATAGCAGGGCTCAAACCCTCTATGAGACCGTAGTAGTCCTCTATCGCGTCATAAAGAGCCGCGTAGAAGGTGTTGTCGTCAGCGCTGAACATCTTATCCATGGAGCCTTGGAGCAAGTCCTCCCTCTCTTTCCTCTCCATTGAGTCCCATTCTATGAAACTAGTCTCATTTAATTCAAGCACCTTGTCCCTCAGCCACTTCTCCCTATCAGCGAAGTAATTAGTCAAGTCCTCATAGGATACCTCCATCTTGGGAGCGGTCTTGTACACACGTGAGGCCCTAGCCATGCTGACGTTCATTCTCCTCTCCAAGTTCCAATGAGACCAGTACAGAAGCACTCTCTGGAATATACCTTTAGTCAGGACATATTCCTTGACGCCTCTAGGGGGATAGGTGGTTATCCAAAGGGACACTAGTGATTCTATTCTCACTGTGCCTAGTTTCGTATGCTTGACTAGTTCGTTACCGTTACTACCTACTGGGTTGCAAGCAGACTGCAAGTACAACACAGTCTCCTGACTGTGTCTGTTAGGGTTGAGTATGATTGAACCCTCATCGAAGTTCAGACCCGTGCGACCTGCTAGCATCCCTTCTTTCAGAACCGTAGTCTTGACTCCATCTTCCTCCTCTATCTCATACCCACCTATGAGACCAGCATCAGTACCAGAAGTGTACATCTCACTAGGTAGCCCGCAGTCTCTCATTATATCCCCGACGAACTCCCAAGCGATTGACTTACCAGTCCTGCTCGATTGAATCCAGAAGCAATGCACACGCGGGTCTAGATGCGCTTGGTCCCATGGTATCCTGACATATGGAACCGCTACCTGACCTTGTACGAAGAAGAAGGACAGCATTCCGGGTATATCGTTGTCTATGGACACCTTGTTGAAATGCTCCAGATACCCCTCAAAAATTGGAAACTTCTCTACTGCTGTGTAATCTTTTGCTTGCTTCATGTTCTCACCAATGACCCTACAAGGGGTCAGTATATCAATATTATGTCTGGAAGAACATATGAAAGATTGGAATTATCTCCTCATCTTTCGCTCAAACTTTACTGGTTCCTCGCTAGTCAGTACGTCGATTATCCTTCTTTTGAGTACTTTACCTAGTCCTTTGATTCCTCTCATGGACTCCTCGTATCTCATTTCTTCAAGGCTGTCACATTGCTCCAAGAGTTTCTCCCCTAGTTCCCTACCTACTCCCGGTATCGTCATCAGCATGTCCAATCTAACGTCGTTAGTGCTGACTCTCTTGAGTGCCTTGGCACCGTGACGGCTGGCAGGTGTGTGTAGTTTGTTGTGCAACTTCACGATGAACAGTGCTGCTAACGACTGTTGTTCTGTGTAGAAGACCTGACAATCGAAGTCTGCCTTTATCCTTGCTATTGTGCCTATCAGTTCGTTCTGCACGCTTGTGTAACTCACTCTCTGTTTCCGGTTCTCGTTTCTCTTGGCCATGGCCACGTACTTGGATATCTCACCATGTATCACTAGGAAGAATCTAGGATAGTTAGCGTCCATGTTATCCAGTTGTTTCCACAGATGTCCTTTGTTTCTGGACATGAAGAAGTCATCCAAGGACTTGGCTTCCACACACGCTTCTCCTAGTAGATAATCGCCTACCAGCAGACTCTTCCTCTCTACGCTGAGTCCCGCCTTCTCTGCCTTTCTCATTACGGATTGGCAGAACGGACCTCGCTCGTTGCTGTCCACTAGTAAGTCTGGCTTTCTCTTCATGTCGCTAACCTCTTGTGATGGAAACTACAGTATTCTGAATCTGGTTTCTTCCTGTGCTTGCATCTATCTTTACCACCACGGGTGGGAGCAGTACAGCGTTCTTCTTCAGAGGGATTAATGAAACAACGCTGGCAAATCATTCTATCTTTGTATCCGTTGTTTCTTCGCTTGTGGTTTCTTGATGCTAGTTTGGTACCACACACTCTACACCATCTGCTCATACTAAGTCCTCCGCAGTATTGTCGTAATACTTGCAAATACCTGTGCAAAAACCCTCAGTCATTAAGGTTCTGCAAGTAGAAGGGGAGTAATCCCCCATCACTATACTCTCAGTCTGGAATCTTGTTATCGCCTCTTTGAAATCCACCCAACCCTGTGACGCGCAAATACTCACTATCTTGTCCACATGCTCCTCCTTCTCTTTCTTCTCCACTCTGTTCGGAGGGAAGAACCAACGAAATCTAGCAGCCAAGTAATTCACTAGGTGGAATCTAGCCCTGTGTATAGGGTTGCCCTCACCGAGTGCTGCCTGTGCTATGCAAGGTAGTACGATTATCTTGTCAAGCGAAACGTCAGGCAAGTCCACTTTCTTGACATTCTTGTTGAAAGTATCAGATTTCCTTTCTGTCACCTTCAACTCCACGTCTATCGAGCCGTGCTCTATGTAACCGCTGCGTGGCTCCTGTGCCAACTCCATTATGGCATCGTAATCCAACTCCATGAACTCGTCACTACCCATGGGTATCATCCAACAACCTCTCTTTGCGTTGTATGAATTGGGTATGCGAATCATACCAGCAGTGTCGAACGCGACTGTGGGGTCGTTGCAACCCAGACGGAGTTCCTTGTGCCAATTCGCAATCAGATTCTTTCCTGCATGTTTAATCTTGCTCACTTCCAAACCAGTGGTAGGCATCCATGTCTTGGATATGGGAATCCAGAAGTGAAACCCGCCACCTGAGAACCAGATGAAATGCCTGTAGTCATTCAACAGAAGATGCTGGTGTAACCTCTTGGCTTGCTCATGCATCTCCGAGAAAGACACTGTAGCGCCCCTCTTAGTGAAGTCCTTACAATCGAAATCCATTACGAAGTGTCTTATCACTGGTGTGTTGTAATTGACTCGGTGGTGCTTTGGTGGGGTGGTCCCCACATAACCATACGCGGTCATGTAGACGTTGCCACTACCGTTCTTACCAGACCAGAACTTGCTTAGTTCTCTTTCGTCCTTCACTAGTTTTCTGAACCCTCTGGTGCTATCTATGTCAATGTCCAAGACTTCCCTAGGGTAGTCGAGTTTAATGAACATGATAATCACTTATTCGTGATTTTCTTGTACTTATCCAAAGCCATGGCAGAAATCACAGCGGTGCTATGCTTTCGATAAGCCAGAGGATTGACTATGACATCAAAGGCTAGATAGCCCTTCTTCACATTCTCATCAGTAAAGGCATCTAGAGTCATCTGTATACCGTTACTCACATGCACCATTCTATCTCTCCCTATCTTACCCTCATGTACTGTGACCACTGGTTGCTCTCCTTCCCAGCGTCTGTCCAGATACTCAATTATCTGCTTTCTTATTTTGTACGTCTTTTCTGTTTTGTCTTCATTCATTCTTATTACCTCCTTGTGTCCAACCCGGACAGATGTGCATGTAATCACACCATGAGCATAAGTTCTCATGGCGACAGTATGACTTGCAATCTACCTTGTGAATAGGTTCAAACTCCTCCTTTAGATGTGCTCTGATGAGAGCCTTTATCTTCTTATCTACGCTTTTAGGTGCGTATCTAGTCTTACGCTCACCTATCTGCTCTATTTCCCATTCTCTTCTATCTCCATTGTTGACCTCACCAGAGGGGAACTCCCAAGCCCAATTGGTGACAGGGAGGAACTCAGACTCGCCCTCTTCCATCAGCATCTTGTAGAACTGCATCTCCTGTCTCATCGAAGTTGCCTTCTTGGGAGTCCACTTGCCTGTCTTCAATTCCATGAGAATAAAACCATCGTCTCCATCCTGAAAGACTCTATCTACGAATCCCTTCATGTGTACGGGAACTATCACGCCGTCTACCTCTACGTTGGTTCTGGCATGCACCTCCAACTCATTGCCTACTGGTTTCCAGTTCTTGCCTTTGGTAACTATCAGCCTGTCCCATTGCCAACGCAACCAAGTCTCAATCACGCTATCCTCCCCGTACTCGTAGGGAGCGGGTGGCTTGGGTATGATTGACTGTAGTTTCTTGTATGCTAGATTCTCCTTGTAGTCCTCTATCAGAGCCAGAACCTCATCCAGTATCGGGTCCACGTTCTTCCAGAAGTACTCGACCACATCGTGTACGTTGCTACCTCTGACCATCCACATGGTTTCCTCGCTCCTGTGACCTTGGAACTTCTCAAGCCAGTACTGATACG